TGAATGGGGACCAATACATATACTCATTTTGTTTCTTTAACTTCCTACCCTTTGAACCTATAACTCTGTCTAATAAATAAACTATTTTATTTTGATTTGTCATGTATTAACTTTATAAATTTATCCAATTCTATAACTGCGTATGTTTTACTTCTATTTCTTTTGAATACCAGAACAGGGTCTACATTATCAGGACAATTTGCTTCTGCTTGTTCTAATGAACTCCATATTGAAATGGACTGCTGATTTTTCATTTCCCATGAGTATGGGATTAATTTACGACATAATGGGGAGACTTGAAGATCCTCACCACCAGCTCCCATTGAAGTTGATCTAATATCATCGGGCTCTAATTCATCTTTGAATGCTTCTAATAGTAAATCCCTAACTGTTTGCTGTAATTTACGACCTTTAGCTTTACCACTCTGGACTGATATTTTTCGTTTTTTAGTCATACTGTAACCTTTTTTAATAACTATTAAACTAAAACCTCAAAATCAATTATATTTTATTTTTCCACACCCTAATAAATTCTTTCTGTGCCCAATTCTCCGCCTTTTCTTCATATCTATTATCGTCATGGTGATGACCACCTTTTTCTATAGCATAAGCAGTTTCCATTTCATAATCCTTTTTATATTTAGACTTACCCATCTTTTTGGCATCTTTAGCATGGTCGATTTCATGTAAAACTGTAATATAAAAATCTTTAACGGATGAATAAGATGATCTTATATTGATAGTGTCTCTATCCACATCGTAGTCAGCTTTATCTGGACCATTGGTGATTTTTACTTTTGATTTTAACTTATATTGTTTTACGAGCTGTTCCGCAAATTCTATATAATCAACTCGTTCTAATAATAGATGTTTTAATTTAATCATTCGTTTTTTTTCTTAATGTATCTGCTGGTGTCGCATCCTTTGATAAATTATGTCCTATACGGTGTGGTAATATTTTTTCTAATGTTAAATTTTTTAATTTTTCATTTGGTACAATCATTTTAGTTCCCCTGTCAGTCATATAAAAAACAGTTTTACTTATTCCTACTCTAACTATACGAGCCTCTCTACCACTAATATAAATCACATCATCATTATTAAAATCATTACCAATAAAAATCATTATAGCCTCTAAAGCGTTTGTTATAGATTCTTTAAATAAAAATCCCGCTACTATCATTAGCACCATCCACCCATAATGTCCTAACACATCTTCTACTAACAGTTTTATTTCTTGATCCACTTACATTCTCCAAATATATTATATTTCCCTTATATAAATATAATATATACACTAAATCGTATCATCCAAATTAATTAATTTACGATTTAAATCTAATAAAACGTCTATTATATCATCATAATTACAATAATTTAATTCAACAAGTATTTTACCAAGTTTTCTATCGTCCCCCCTCATTTGATTTTGAATTGCCTTTGATAATTGTCGTTTTGTAATAGTATTAGTATTCAATAACAATTTTCCTAATTTTCCACTATCGTCATTATACACTGTATTTCTCCCATGGATCATAAATTATAATATACTTTAAGAATCAAATCTAATTAAAAATGAAAGTGGCAATTCTTTATCGTTTTTAATTGGATTTGATAATTTTGCTATAACCATTAATTCATTTGCATCATTATAAAGACCTATATTAGTAATATAAGTCCCAAATTCTGAATGGGTTGTGAAATTCTGATAATGTGTTCCAGAATCGTATGATAAATTATATGAACTACTTGCTGGTGGCATTACTAAATCAATAGTATTTTCATATTGTGGATTTTGAAGGTTTCCATCGTAAATATATTTTGCACCCTGTGGGACATAAATACTTCCACTTCGTCCATTAACTGCACTTGGATTTGTAGTACCAGTAAATTCAAATTCTGGAACATGACAAACATATTCATATTCATATGAAGTTTTTGTTGCTTGAAATGTAACAGTAAATCCATCAGTTCCATCATATTGTCCAGACGGTGATGAACCACTACCAATACTTGCAGAAATATATAGAGAACCTGTATCTGTAATTGTGATAAGTCCATGTTCGTAAAATACATTTCCCACGCAACTTCCAGTTAAAGGACTTCCACCAGGAGTTCCAGCGGCAAAACTTGCTGAATACTGGTAATCGTAGAGTTGTCCGTTTCCATCATCTCTTAAATCTAAAGTGGTGTCTCCACTATCATCTAATATCTTTACGGAGTGTGGTTTTATTTCTTCGCCATAGTATTCTTGTGGAATTGTTATAACATTAAATTTATTATGAAGTTGTCGTGGATTTATTGAACCCCAACTTTCTCTGCCATGTGGCCATTTTCTACTCCAATCAGTGACAGTATAAATTGGGAATCTTGTAGTATTTGATTTTGGATTTGAAGTTTTATCGTATTGATAATATAGATGATTTAATGAATAATATAATGGAATCTTAAAAAAAGTTCCATCACTATACCAAGTTTTCCAATCTTTACCTACACTTTGAGAATCTTGATTAAATACACCATAACTTTGAGATGCAGCTGATCCCGTTAGGAAATTGTGAAAACTACCACTCACACCTTCTATTCCATAAACACCACTTCCACTATCTGTTTGCGTGAAGGTGAATTTTTTATAAGTTTTGAATTCTTTTATTGATCTATCGTCTGGAGATATATCCTTAAACATTGGGATCTCCCTTAAAAATCAAGTCGTACTTTGATAAGTGCTTCGGTATTTTGGTCTTTTTTGAAAGGCTGAGATAATTTAGCAACTGCAAGAAGTTCATTCTTATCATTATATAAACCAACAGTTGTAATATATGAAGTTGGTTCGGTAATGAATGAATTATTTACGAGGGTAGCATTAGATCCTGTGAAATATGACGGATTTTGACTGTGATTAAATTCAGTATTTTGTACTCTACAGAAGTAAAATGAACTTCGTTTACGTTCTTCTCGTCGTGATGCAAAATATGATCCACTTTTTATAGAAGTGAATAGCTTTCTATGATTTAAGTCATTTGTAGAAGCACTACTTCCCATTGTATGCATAACTCTATCACTAAGTCCAGAAGATAAAGAACTTGGATTTAATAAAATTATACCCGTTTCAGGATAAAATAATCCATATGAACCTGAAGTTGTGGATGTTGCTGTTGAAGTTGCAGTTGTATGAACTCCGTTTGCAATTGAACCAGATACTACCCAAAATTCTCTTTGAGCATCTCCTACATTCGAGTTTGAAGAAGCTCCACTGTCATCGATGAGTTTAATAGTATTACTACCACTTGTTAAATGTAATTCCCAATTACCTGGATCCATCTTTTCTCTATATCGTGCACGATTTGCTACTACAGTTAGAACATCATCACTATAATAATTTGTACCAGAATCCCCATGAAAATTAAATTTAGTTGTTTCTGCTGGAAGTAAAACTTGTCTAAATTGAGAGTATATTGCTTTAGTAGGATTTGTTTCTCCAGTAGCAGTTCCACCTTCTGAACCGGAACCTAATCTATGACCATACGATACAGCAAACTGAACATCCGTTGTTTGATCATCTGACGAATGTACGTCATAATAGTATTTTCCAGTATTGGATGATTGTACTGATCCAGTAAAAAACGTGGTTAATGTTCCTACTGCACTTGACCACATTGGTTCAGCAACCGTACTGACCATATTTTCCAATTTATCTTTAGAATCAAAAACTTTAAATGACATTTAAGTTCTCCTTAAAAGTCCAATCTAACTTTTATTACAGCTTCTCTATCTCTTGATTTTAGTAATGGTTGACTTAATTTAGCTACTGCTAAAAGTTCATTGTTATCATTGTAAAGACCAACCGTAGTGATATAAGATTTTGGATCTTGAATAAATGTAGGATTTCTCAATTCTGCATTTGACCCTGTGTAATATGTTGGATTTTGACTCCAGTTATATTCATCAGATCTAACTCTACAAAAGTAATGAGAAGATTTAATTTCTTCTTCTCTACGTGCTTGGAATCTTGCTCCTGTACTAATAGATGATACTAATTCGTATGCAGTATTATCGTTTGTGGCAGTTGATCTTGTCAGTGTAATTGCGAGTGAATCTTGATTTAACGCGTATGCATTCAATACAATAATACCGAGTTCTGGATAAAAATATCCAAATGAACCATTAGTTGCTGATTGGGCAACTGCTGTCGTTTTTATTGTTGCAGTACCACCACTTATTGAACCACTAACTATGTTGAATACTCGTTGAGATGCGTTAACTGTTGAATCAGAAGTTGCACCACTATCGTCAATTAATTTTAAAGTATTTCCACCTTTAGTCAAATGTAGTTCCCAGTTACCTGGATCTATTTTTTCTCTATATCTTGCTCTGTTTACACCAATCGCAAATACATCAGCTGCTTCATAAGATGTACCATCACCATCAGCATTAAAATTGAATCGTGTTTCACTTGACGCATTTTTAATACAAATGTTTCTAACTTGACGATAAATTGCCTTTGTTGGATTGTTACCGGCAGATGTAGATAATGATCCACTTCCTTCGATGTGTCCATAAGACACAGCAAATTGTACCTGTCGTGTAGAATCACTTCCAGCTTTATCATATACATCATAATAATAATCACCACTACTACCACTTTGAGTTGATCCGGTATAAAATGATGTTAGAGTAGCAGCACCACCAGACCATACTGGTGATGAAATAGTACTTGGTATGTTTGTTCTTTTATCACTATTTTCTAAAATAGTAAAGAAGTTACTTACTTCACTCATTGTTTATCTCCTTAATATATCTATAAATATATTGTTATTAAATTATTTAAGTTTAAATCCACTAGAATCACCAACTCCACCTTTGTTTCCACCAACTCCACCTGTGTTTCCACCAACTCCACCTGTGTTTCCACCAACTCCACCTGTGTTTCCACCAACTCCACCTTTGTTTCCACCAACTCCACCTGTGTTTCCACCAACTCCACCTGTGTTTCCACCAACTCCACCTTTGTTTCCACCAACTCCACCTGTGTTTCCACCAATTCCACCTGTGTTTCCACCAACTCCACCTGTGTTTCCACCAGATGCAACTACTATTGGAACCGATTTAATATCACTTCCATTATCATTACTTACAGCTAATGAAACAGAATATACTCCACCGTTTATAAAAGTATGAGTAGGATTTTTATCCGTGGATGAATTACCATCTCCAAAATCCCAAAAATATGTTAACCCATCACCGATGGAAGTATCATTAAAATTTATTGTTAACGGTGCTGTTCCCTGTTGTATTGACTGTACTGACATTTTTATTCTCCTCTGGTTAAAATCCTATTGACCAAGTAAATCCTGAAATAGGTGGTAAATTTATATCACTTCCATCCGAATTTACTGACCAACTAAAATCTGATGTTGGTGCGTTCCAAGGAACGTACATTTCAAATAAGTTATCATGTTCTAAGAAAAACTCATATACTTCTGTATCATCATAATTATCCGTTGTCGGTAAAATATCTATTATATCACCGACTCCAGTTAATTCTATTTGGTCTTGTAAATTTGACAATGTTGGTCCATATCCAGTAGGTGGTGGATCTACTATAAACGAATTCATAATTTCTTTTTGATTTATAAATGATTCTACCATGGGCATATTATCTATTATTCTTCCCTTTAAATTTGAAGATTGAGTTTCATCCCATAATCCATAATCTATTTCATCATCTCCTAATGCAAATTTAGTAATGATATATGATAAATCTACTTCCCCATCACCAGAAATACAATCGGCCAAAACTTCTCTTCCACGTTTTGTAAAATTTGCAGTTACTGTTAGAGATGTTTTATCTAAATATCCCACTATTATTTCCTATATTATATTGAATGAAAAATTTGCAGTTGGTAATTGTGGAGTATATTCTTCTGCTGGTGGAGTAAAATATACTCCACCACCAGGTTTAACCATTACATCTAATGTCCGAGTTGCTCCAGTATTCATTCCTGTTACTTTTAGTGTTGTAAACTTTGTAGTTGAAATTTCCTTTCCTTTTAATCTAACTCCACTACTAAACAAAGTTTTTTCTTTTCCAATACCATCTTTACCAACTTGTTTTGCACTTAACATTATTTATTACTCTCTTCAATTCTATTTTTAAAAATAAAAGAATTCATAATTTCAGTATTTGTAATTATAGGTTCGAATACTGGTTGATTGTCTATTACTTGACCATATGGTTTTACAAAATTAGAACCACTTGGGGTAACATCCCATAAACCATAATCCACTTCATCATCACCTAATGCAAATTTAGTAATAATGTGTTCTCTATTTTGATTTTCACCAAAAACAGCAGACCGTAGATAATCAATTCCACGTTTAGTCAATACTGCATCTAAAACTAAAGTTGTTTTATTTATAAATCCCATTATACACCACCTGAAGTATTATCCACATATTTTACTTCTATTGGAAGAACATAAATTGCCCCTGACATTTGTCCTGTTATAATTATTGAAGTTTCTCTATTAGATGTAAGCATTTGAGATTTTATTGTTGATACTCTTGAAACTACCTTTTTACTCAATCTACCACTTTCTTCATTATAAACCGCTCCAATATCATAATTTACATTTTCACCTTGTCCTGTTCCAATATCAATTACATTTTTATTCAATACTAAAAAACTATATTTTTCATTGGAAAATGCTCCATCTGCTCCTACCGTACTTGGATTTAAAACGTGGTCACTCATTGACCATTTCGGAATTGTATTTCCATTATATTCTGTATTTAATGCATTCACACCTGTTAAACCAGTTGGAGGAGTTATGTTACTAATATATGGTAAAGCTGTTGTTCCTATTGGAAGTGTAATTAACTTATATTTCATTACCACTTCTGGATCAACAACTGGTTCTATCATTGGAGTACTTTCCAATACCGCACCGTAATAATCTGTCCCCCTTGGGTGTGCTGTATCCCATAATGTATAATCTATTTCATCGTCTGCTAATGCAAACTTTGATATATTAAACTTACCATCACTTTTTGATAGATATTCTCTACCTTTTTTAGTTAATACCGCATTTAGTATGTACGAAGTATTATTTATAAATCCCATTTATTTTCCTTCGTGTTATTATTTTATGATTTACGAACAGTAACATCAAACTCTATTACTGCCCCAGAACTTTCACCTGTAATTACTATTGAAGTTTTAGTTTGTTGTGAAATTCGTTTTGGATAAATCATTATTGGTGCTGCCAACCCTGATTTTCTCAAATTACCACCACTACCTATTACTGTTCCAGAAATAGTTTGAGATATATGCTGAACATTATTCACAAATGGTAGCCACAATGAATCTAATGATGTATTATTTGATTTTTCAACCATAACACCTTCTTTCACAGTTTGATAATCTGGAGCTAATAAAGCAATAGATGAGTCTAACAAAGTAATAGTATAACTTTCTCCTGAATACAAGTTTTGATCGACAGCGCCATAGTTAGAATTATCTTTATGTTGAATTGATATTGCAACTCCTGGAGCACCAAATTTTTCTAATGTCGGTTCACCAACAACAGACGCCCTATTGAAATCATTTTCTGTTGTCTCCCAAACTAATGCACTATTTGTTCCAGATAATTGAGTGCTTGTGTTATTGGTTTCAACCAACTTTGCCATCGCCCGAGTACCATCGGATCTTGATACCAGTTTATATTTCATAATTTCAGATGGATCGTTAAATGGTTCTAGTGCTGGTAGATTTTCTATTACAGCTCCGTAATAATCCGTTCCCCTTGTATGTGTTGTATCCCATAGATCATAATCTATTTCATCATCTCCCAATGCAAATTTACTGACTGTAAAATTTCCACCAGTTGACAAAAGTTCTCTACCCTTTTTTGTCAAAATAGCGTCTAATGTTCGTGTTGTATTATTTAGATATCCCATTTTTCTTTTCTCCTGTGTAAAATAATTTGGATTTTTTTATAAGATGTAATAAAACTTGTTATTCTTCACTTATAAATATAATTTTTTTTAGTTTTCATCATTTTTATTTAACGTTAAGTGGGGTAGATGGTGAGTCTGTTGTTACAAGTTTTGTTGGACTTGTTATTGTTATTTCTACTGCCGCTGATTTATCTTCATATCTACTTCCATTATCTGAAACTGTTGTATCGTTAGTTTGAACACACCCAAGATAAAATAGTCTATCAGTACCCAAGGATTCATCCCACTTATTATCTAAATCAGATAATACAAAACTTGATGAATATGGATTATGTAATGATGCACTTAATGAAGATGAATAATGATACTCAACTTCAGAATTAAAATATGATGTAACATTCGTTTCAATTCTTGGCATAACTACTTCTTCAAAAATTGATTTTTGACTTCCTAATTGGATTGTGGCATTATAATAATCACTTCCGTACCATCCACTTTCATCTCTATCCCCTATTCCATATAAAGCTGGCATTTCTAATATATCCTTTCCTACATATGACCCTGTTCCTGATGCTACTTCTGAAAAAGTATGACTTGGTGCGTTATATGATACAAGGTCTGCAGAAAACACTACACTTGAACCGGTTTCTTGTGTTTTATAATTTAATTTAAATGGATCATATAAATTTACATTTGAAGTAAAATCTTCATGTATAGCGGATGCTGAAATATAAGAACCCGTTTCATTTGTATGAAAATTAACATTAAATGGATTTAAATAATTCATGTTTGTTTCTAATGGAACATATTCTGATGACGCTGAAATATATGACCCCGTTTTATTTGTTTTTGAGGATACTTTGAATGGATTACTATAATTTATATTTGCATCATAATTAGGATACTCCGAGCTCTCTGAAATATATGCCATGGTGTCAATAAATGTTGTGTGGTGTGCTGTCTCAAGTATTGGTTTCTTACCAATAATTATTTTATCCCTTTCCAATACAGTTGGTTCTATCATAATTCCAACATTTGCATTTGCTCTTGCTGGAATTAAACTTTTTACTTGTTTATATAATGAACTATCATAATATTTTAATAATCTTAAATAATCCCAGAAGTTATTTGGTCCACTATATTTCTGCCAATATAAATTTCGTGCCTCCACAAGTCCGGTATATTGTTCTTTGTACTGGTCACGTGGATCTCCAATATATTGGTCGAAATCAAGGTCTGGCATTGATAATATAATATCTTCATCAATTGGAGCAGATGGTGAAAAGTATATTCCAAGTTTGTTAGAATCAATTGGAGCATTGTCATAAGCCGGTGTTGTAATACTTTCACCGAATTTTAATATTGGGTTTCCTATCTTATCATTTCTAACATCATCTTCTATTCTAATTTTTGTAGATGATCTACGAGATGGACCAAGATTTGGAACTTTCATTTTAGTTTCATCAACTACTGATGAGAAGTGATCTTTAAGTCCACTTGTAAAATTATATGGAACTGCAGATGAAGTGAATGATTGGTCTGCACTTGCATCTTGAAACCATTGATTTACTCCAACACTCAAATCTTTGTCATCATCGAATGAATAACGTGTGACTAAATCTGTATAAGATGCGGATGGGTGGTTTCCATCAAATGATATTGGAGCTGTCACATGATTATCAAATGACGATTCTAATAGTGGTGTAGTCCAATTTCTATATTCCATCATAGAACCACTAAATGATTCACCGAAATCAACACTTTCTGGACCACCTATTGTAATTGTATTTCCACCTCCATTATATGAAGTATTATATGATTGTGAAACAGCTCCTAATGAACCACTTACTGTCATTTCACTTGTGGATTCTAAATATATTTTACTTCTACCTACATCGTATTTTTTAGTGTATAATGTATAAACTACATCCTGACTTGTATCATCATCACTTAAATGAGTTCCAGATGCAGAAGTTCTGGTTAACATTACCGAATAAAACTCTCCATCATATACTGGTAGTGCTGATGATGTTATTTCATTGTACCCTCTACTGCCACTTAATTTAAAATTAACATATCCATATTGATCTGATGAGCCATTGTCTTTAAGTCCAATAGACCAATCTGTTCCTCGTCTAACTAATACTTGATTAGAACCCGTTACAGCTTTAAATCTAAATTCTATTGTGTCTGGTCGTCTACTTGTTGCTCCATCTCCTTGTGTAACTGCTTGCCAAGTATCATTTTGAACATAAGTGTTATTTGTTGCTCCGAAGAAATTTAATGCTTTTGTAAATTTTCTTGTTAAAAACGATTCTGCAGATTGTCCTGGTAGTTTTGGTCCACCATATTCCACAACACGTAAAATAGAAGATGGAATACCATAACAACTTATCAGACCATTAATTGCTCTGGAGGTCCCTTTTGTTTTTAGGAAATATGGCATATTGTTTATTATACGACTCCATATTTCTCTGGATATATCTCTATCTGATGTTCCGCTAAATTGCCATGGAGTTTCTGAACCAGTTTGCTCCATTCCCAAAATGTATCGTGGTATGGAAACTAAATCTTTTCCATCATAAACTTCCCAACCAAGTGATTGTGCAACAGGTTTTAATAAATCTCTTGCTAAACCACTATCTACACCATCTCGTCTATCATGAACATCGGTCATTGACTTTACGAATGCCCAAATGTCATCAAAATAATGACCAATCATATCTATAAAGTTTAAGAATAAGTCATTTTCAGAATCATCTTGGACAAATGTTGGAAGATTAACTCTTAATCTATTCATATTTTGTTTATCATATACAGATGATGAAATTATTTGATTATTATACCAATCAACAGCTACAGATTGTGTAACTCTGTAATTTATATACGGGTCGGAATAAGTCCCAGTTCCAGATAGTTTCGGCCATGCATTGTCGTGTTGTATTCCAATGGAACTACTTGAATAAGATGAACTTTTGTTATACATATAGTTTTCAAATTTATCAAACGTATTTATAGTTTCACGACGCTTTCTTTCCCACCATGCAATTTGAGTTGTAGAACCACTAATCGGAGATAATCCTGGATTATATGATGATGACCCTGAAAGTGGGAGATAACCAGTTCCACGTAATGTTCCAGAAAGAGACGCACTTCTATCTGAATACATTTCGATTAAATCTAATTTATATTTAAAATTCCGGACTCGTTTTTCTGCTGAACCAAAATGTATGAAATTATCGAATAAAAAATGATCAATATTGATATCTATACTTAAACTTCCACTCAAAAGTTCATTTTCTAAACTTTCTTTTATAGAAGAATCTGTTGTTGTTAATGAATCATATCCTTTATATTCTGTTTTTCCTGTTCCAATGGGACTATTAACATTTCCAGGTTCTGGTGTACGAAGAACTATATCACTTATTTCTTCTTCAATAAAAGGAATGAGAGTACAAGTTTCTTCAATAGGTGGTATCATTTCCTTTACCACACTACAAAAATCTTGATCTTTTATGTCACCCTGTAACGGTTCATATAATTTATATACAGCTGAGTGTGGATATTCTGGATATGTAATCGTATCCAATTTAAAATTAGTTATCAAACTAAAATTATTAGGGCCAAATTTTATAAGTTTACTTAAATCTTCTTCGGTATCCCTTGGACTATTTATAAACCACTTTTCAAACCCATTTGAATTTTCATCATTTATAGATTGCATATCATATAATGAATACGAATCAAAATCATGACCAGCTTCATTTCCAAGTTCTTCATATGAATTTAATAACGTAATAGTATTTCCACTTATTCCAGCAATATCACCCCGTAGTGTTCCAAAGGTAGGTTCTACTGAATAAAGTGATGATGTATAATCTACACTAAATTCTGTAAATTCATTCCAAGGACGAATGTTTGTAGAATTATCAAAAACTGAACCATTGGGTGCTAAATTCTCATAAGTATCTTTTAAAATAATAGTATTTTTATCTATTATGGTTTCAATTTCTGCAACCAAGTCCTCCGTAACAGGAATTTTATCAATAGTGGTTGATATTACAGTTCTTTGTATTTGTACATTTTCTACCCAAAGTATTCCTTCTGGACCATAGTGACCATATACATATAAAGATGTTGGTTTCGTTAAATCCCAATCTTCTTCTACTTCTGCCGTATAACTTACCTGTTCCCATTCATCAGTATTGGAAACTGGAATATACCTTTGAAATTCTCGTTGCCATGCGTGATGACTACCTTCCTCTAAAGTTGATGGATGATTTCCAATATTAGATCCCCAATATTGACCAACTTCACTTTTTCTATGATGTAACAATCCAACCATTGCACCTTTTTTAATGGTATCGGATTTTTGCCACCAGGTTATTGTAATGTTATCACCAACACTAATTCCTTGTGATGCCATTTCATATGGCAATGTTTGGGCTATACCCAACCATCTATGTGCAAGACCCATTGGTTGACTTTCAACTGTATTAAATCCCGTTTTAAATGGACCATCATAACTTGTATGATTTGGAGCATCAAATTGAGAATTTTTATCGATGAATTTCATTACAGTATCACCATATTGTCCTTCACCTTGTACCCATTTAGCGTGATATCCTAACCAACCACTGTGCCATCTTGATCTACTATTTTGTATATCAACACTCCCACCCCAATCGAACCAATTAAATCCATATGACCAATTTTCAACCTGTACTGCATCTTTATGTAATGCGGGATCCCAAGCTTTCCAAATTTCATCTGTTATGTTGAATGTGGGTGTCCACTCCCAAACTAAATTATTTTTTCTATTTCCAGTATTCCAAATCCATTCACATTCTTCCAATTCTGGGTCATTATTACTCCCCCAATGATCACTGCTATTTGCGAGTCCGAGTGACTTCCACCCAGGTAAATTAGAAGTAGAACCATCAACTTCAATAATTTTCCACACTCCAGGTGAAGTGGTAGATAAATTAGATTCAGATTCTGTATCCATTACAAAATCACCGTCAACATCACCAGTTTTATATTCCGTTCCCTTATATGTTATTTTTGCTAAAAATGCTGCAACACCGGAAATATTTTTTGTAACCAATCTGAGCTTATCTGACAGTGAAAAATCTGCTGTGCTGAAATCCTTACTTTGTCTCCAGTTATTATGTGATCCCAATTGACTTTCACTGCCGTTTGAATCTACTTTATAAAGTATAAATTCATCGTCCGCTTGTATCCACACTTTTATTGTAGAATTCCCTATATCTGAAAAATCACCGTGGTATTTAGATTTTCTAAATTCTCCTTCATAATTAGTTATTTGAGTGGCATTAGAATTTTTTATTGAAATGTCATCCACAACTTTGATTTCAGTGACTTCGCTAAAATTTTCATCTACTACGAAAGCATCCTTAATGATAATTTTACCACTTCCTCTACTACCACCCTCTCCCATAAGGGATATAAATCCAGCATCTTCATTCGATATTTCTGCATATAACTTATTATCATCTATAAAAGAAATTGTACCAGTTGTTTGGCTATCCATTTCTTCTTGTCTTGAACTGACCATATATGGACTTGGAGTTCCAGAAACACTTCCTGGTTCAACTTGAACATTTGTAATATACCTAATTCCTGTTTCTGTTACAGTGGTTTTTCCTAAAAGCCATTTTATAGTACCATCGGAATTTTCTGGAATAGTTATAGTTTTATATTCACGCTTCCATTCATTTCCACTTATAATTTTAGTTTCAAATGTTCCACCTGCATTTTCAATTGAAGAGATATTAACCTCGGAGTCTCCCTTATTGATTTTTCCAGAAAATAATTCTCTGTTGGATGTCCAATCATCACTCCAATACACCCAACAACTCAATATATAAGTTTCATTTGATATTCCCTTTACAATAACTTCATACTTGTTATCAGATCCATTAGATGTTGTTTTTAATGTCCATGCACTATTACCTGGATTAGAAAATTTTTCTATCGTGTGATTATTTGATATTAACGATTTTTCAGTAATATCATTTCCATCAAAAAAGTTCCCATTGGAAACTAAATTTTCAGATATAGGTAATGTTTCATTTTCTATTACAGGAGTATATTTTGATATTACTTCGGCACTCTCGTCCTTGTCTATAACAAATGCATTTCTAATTTTAAGAGTTCCACCTACCATGGAATTATTTAATTGAATATCACCTGGACTATGTAAAGTTACAACTTTTCCAGTATCGTCAAATGTTAAATATGAAGTACCATTTACGATTGAATACGCTAAACAAGTATAACATATTAACCTAAATTGTTCGTGAAAATCTGGATCATTTATTCCAGGATTTGGTCGTAATCTAATTTCTGTTCTTGAAGGTGATATTTCTTGTAACCAAAATTTATCTTCTTGTATGAGAAGTTCTATAAAATTATTATTTTCATCTTTTAATGGTTCTTCTACAGTTCCAGCATATATTTTACCATTTGTATCTACCCAATGTGGGTCATCTGACTGATAAATACTTCTATCATTTTTATAAACCAAAATAAACTTATCACTGCCACCAAGTTCTCGTAAAAAATTATAAACTATTTTATAAGTTCCCCTTTCATATCCAAGACTTCTAACATGAGAACCAACATCCAACTTTGGTGGAAGCGGATGTGGAAGTTTTCCTGATGCTATATAATTGTCTGATGTATCATATAAATGAAATTCTATAACATCAGTTGGTGATTCACCAAATGGTATAGGTTCGTCTCCAACATCTAATCCAGAAATACTTATCAAAGGAAGATTTTCAGAATTTAATCTTGATAATTTTCCAGTTACATTATCTAATGTTAATTGTTTTTTTCTTGGCATTATAGTTCCGTAAATTCTCTGTCTATTATTTTATTTAAATCTTCATTTTCATCATAATCAAAATAACCATGAGACCAAGTAATCTTATTATTTTCTGGATGACCTGATCCATCGGTTCCCTGTCCTGGGGTTATCTTTTCAAATAAAATTATATTTCCTGATGTTGAATCTCTTAAAATTCCATCTGTTAGATTTCCGGTGGTGGTTCTCTTTTGAATAACTTCTATATATTTTGCTTCATCGCGTCTTGTAATTTCTTGATAGAAATCATTAACCTTTAATTCTTCTTTGTTATATGGCATTTTATCTTTCCACTTTGAAACTGTTCTTTTCGTCAAAATATTGAACAGTTTCATCGGCAGTACCACTACCACTTACTATTTTATAATTTATTCTGTAAAATCGTTCTGATTGTAATCCGTTCATCCAGAAGTTAAAATAGTTTCCGGTTGAATCACAACTAACTACTGAACCACTGCCAAACGGAACAATAACATCATCTGTATAAGCATCTTTTATTTGATAATATGTACTGCCACTTGGAAGAGTTTTTACCGTATTATATCCGGTAGTATATTGAGTTGATGAATATGACCGTTCTGGAAACATTTCCCTACCAACAACTCTAAATTTTACTTTTGAATTTTCTTTATACTTTTCTCTAAACCCTCTCATATAAATTTGCACATCTTCTAAATTAGCTGATGATAATGCTGTTAATGAACCAGTTACCCATTTTGAATCATCCCAAACTACTTCTAATTTTGGGGGATAAATTGTGTGAGTTTCCCTTGAGAAAAAACTGAAATTTCCATATCGTGTAGTATTTCCTTCTTCAACATCAGAATCAGTATTTCCAATGCTACCACTTCTTTTTACCATAAATCCCTCGTTTGAAACTGTACTGTGTAACCATTTCCACATAATATCAGTTACATCCATTCTTACATCTGCTGGTTCATTTGTAAAAGATTGTGATGCTTCGTATCCACTTCCACTATACCACGTTCCACCAGATCCAGAAACAGTATTCCATTGGGTTCTTGTTATCCCATTATCTTTCCATTTCCAACCTGCTCCATCTTCTACGATTGGAGAAAGATTATATCTTCCAGATCCATTCTCCCATGATTGACTTACTGGATATGAGTATAAAGTTTGATCTACATTCAATGCAGATGAATTTGCATCAAATAAATTTAAATAAAATTTTGTGCTTGAACCGGAAGTTATTAAACCAGATGATACTGATTGAGAAATATAAGTTAAATCAAATTTAACGAGTGCTCTTGAAACATATATTTGAGTTCCGGCTACATTCATATCTTTTCTTATTTCTAAAATTTCATCCAACCCTGTATTCATGCTATGACTTTGTTCGTAAAGTGTTGTGTCCTTTTCACTAAATTCAAAATAATGCATTATATATCTCCCAATACTCTTCCCCTAATATCTGTATCTGGGAATTTAATTTCAAAAATTGCTGGATCAACCGATGGGTAAACTGTCCCATTAAATGTCGCACTTTGAATATCATAAATATTATCTGAATATCCAGAAGATGTTCCCCATTTGTTTTCTACTATAACCAACTCATCTCTATTTTCAAGAGGTTTAACTATTGTAGCTACACCATCAACTTTTAATAACTCTGAAGCTATTCCTGATAGAATAATTGGTTGATTTATTTGCCACCTATCTATATTAAAATATGTTTTTAGTGAATCTACACACTTCAACAATACTTCATTTTTATTAAATCCTTTTTTTGTATAAATTGCAAATTGCAATCCTATATTTATTACCCAAGCATCTTTTAATTGAACTGCATCTGTCATCATTCTATATTGACTTAAATAAATTTTTACATTTTCTTTTACTGCAGTATTTAGTCCGACTAATTTTTTACTTTGATTATATCCCAACATATACATATTTAATGCTAATGGGTTTGGTTGAAATGTTGTATCTGACTCATTTTGACCTGTTGCAGAAACTTGTTCATCTTGGATCATATAAACTTTAGATATATTGCCATATTTTGATGGTAATGAATATACACGAGTTATATAATCATCCTTGGTTACTGCACGACCTTGAGCTTGAAAATATGCAAGTGCATTAGTTCGTACATTTTCTATTGTTTCACCACTACTACCACCTGTTGCTGGGTTTGGGTTAGTAACTGCTATAGAATTTTGAGTACTTGTTTTTAAACTCGCATCTAATGTTAAAGAATTATCAAACTCTGAACTTATCAATGAAATGTTATTTATTCCGTTTGATGCGACATTATCACTAATACCACCACCGTAACTATATTTTATTGTTAATGTAGTATTTGTTGGAACTTGACCATACGTATCTGTATTTAAAAAGTTTGCTGGATCAAATGAAGTATCAAGAAAACTTGGAGTTCCTGGTAGACTAGACCCAACGTTATTTGGGTTTGGTATTATTTCTTCATCTGCTCCAGAAGCTACTCCTGAGCCGAACCTTAATTCGGTTTTTTCGTCTGTTCTAATGTAAGTTTTAAATCTCTTTGAAGTTTTTACAAGTTTCAATAAAAATGGTGCAAAATTTCTACCATTCACTAAATCTGGTGAATTCTTTGAAGTGTTTTCAAAGTCTGCATATACAGTATCTTGTGCTAAAAATGGGACTTCATACCATTTGTTTCCATCACTATCCGTTACTGAAATTATTTCTAAAATTGGAGTGTTTTGTAAAACTACTCTTTTATATTTTTCAGCAGAACCAAATGTAATATATTCAGTAGAAACCGTTCCACTTACAGCCTTTGCTGATTTTTTAAGTAACCACTTTGTAATGTTACCACTATCATCCACTTCAAATATGTCTTCTTGTCGTGGACTCATTGAACTTGAATTTCTAAAAATTACATCATCCACACTTCTAAATACCGTGCCATTTGTTGAAGTTGCTTGTAATCCGTTGGATACATTAAGACAATAATCTTCATTTGGTTGCCGTTTTCCATCTACTACATTATTTGGATCTGATGGAACGGTTTGGAACACGTCAAGTGTTACCGAAGATGGAGATGATAATTTGGGCTTATATCCATATCCTTGAACTATTTCATAAATTGTTTTCTTTTCTTCTGCAAATGATAATAAACTTTCTTTAAATTGTTCATCAATATAATATGATAAAACGTCTCCAACATATGATGCCATTTCTATAAACATCATCCCAGGGTCTGCTTCATTAAAATCATTATATGTGTTTGGGAAATAGGTCTGTGCATATTCTATTAACCCATCCCTGAAACTACTAAAATCTTTATTTAAATATTTTACATCTCTGCTAAGTCCATGTTTAGCCATTTAATTTCTCCATTGTATTGTCACTGTGCTAATTCACTATATGATTCAAATTGCTCAAAACTTATAGACACTTGTGCAGACATTCCAGGTTCGAATGATAATCCAAAGTCTATTGATATATTTACTGTATTTCTTCCGTAATCTGGAAGTTCCACTTTAAGTTTTTTAATATTTACATATGGAAGCCATTGTTCCATAGATTCTCTAATTGCCTCCTCTAATTTATCATTTAAATTCTCATCCATTGGTTCAAAAATAACTTCATTTAATCTTGAACCAAATTCTGGTTGACCCACCCTTTCACCCTTCATAGTTTTCAATAAATTTACTATATTGTGTTTTGCCTGTTCAAGAGTTGTATTTGTTTGAGTAAAATGACCAGTGTTGGAATATCCCATTGGTAAACTCAGACCAATGGATACATCTGGATTTAAATCTTTTTCTCTTGCTCCCATGTATAGTCTCCTACCTATTTATTGTTTCTTGACCAACTATTAACCCATCTTTTACTATAATTCTTTTTCTAATATATGATACAGTTCCATTTTCATTTTCAATAGTATCAGTTACTATAAAATCTTCTGTTAATCCGATATCACCATCCTTTGATTTATAGCCACCAGTCCGTATCTTTCCATCAAATTTAATTTCTTTACGATTAAAAGTAATATTTAAACTATCAAAAATATTTCTAAATATTATTAACTGTTTTGCTGCATCAATATTTGATTTAGCTACTGTTCTAAATCTTTTTAGTAATCTTGATAATTTAGTTTTCTTAGTTTTAGGATTAGTTTGTACCCGTCTAATATTTAACTGTCCTTTTGGTGTTAAATATAAACTACCAGGTAACCTATTTTCTAAATAAGACTTATTATCAAGTTTATCTATCTCATCTTCACCAGTTAAATAGGAATGTATAGCATCAGCTTCTTCAGCTGCCAATTTAGCATTTTCTTTTCGTATTCTACGTTTAGTTTCAGTATCTTGATCCTTATAAATTCTATCATTTTTTATTTTTTCAAGTTTGTACTTTAAAAACTGTTTATCTAATGCCATTATTTATCTCATTATGGGCGGAAATGTTTTCCACCTTTTTTCTCGTCTATTGCCTTCATTACCTTTGAATAATCTCTTGTCAGTGCGTTTTGTACATGATCTGGAACACTTTCAACATTTACACCAGCTTTTTTTATCGATTCTACTGCTGCAATATCTCGTTTTTGCTGTTTGTCACCTTCAGTATTCATTCCGTAAGAACCTGCTAATAAATCATTCATTTTATTTGTGTCGTAAGTTCCACCACCCATTGTTGGATAGTCATTAGTACCACCACCTTGAATTCCACCGACCGTTTCATTTAAAATATTATTGAGAACTTCATTTTCTGTATAATTGATTGTCTCGTGTTTCTTGGCCTTATATTGTTTTTTACTTGGCAAATTCAAGTGGTTCTCTGTTAAGGGCTTTGAAACTAATTCGGTAAGTGAAGATGATCTATCTTCCTTAATAAATATCTCGTTTACCTGTTTTTTCACTTCTTTACGGACTACAAGTTCAATTATTTTTATTAACTCTTGTTTTTTCATTTTGTTATCTCCTATTATTAAAACCCATCTAAATATTGTTTTAATTCGTCACTAGAAAAACATCTATCCAATTCTTCCATTTGTTTTGACAATTCTTCTGATAAGGCTGAAGTATCTGTTTCTTCAAAGTCCGTATCAGCATCTAATTCTTTCCAAGTTCCACCATTATCTTCACATTCTTTTTTCGTTGAGTGTTTTGTTATGGTACAGAAACTAGCAGATTCATCATCACCCATAGTTGGTGTTTCTTCTGTTATCTTCTTATACATATCTTGTAGGTCTTGAATATCCTTTGGATCTATCCACGTTCCACCAGCCGCTTCACAATCTTCTTTTGTCATTTCCCCAGCAACTTGTCCAGCACATTGTGCTAAAATTGACATTAATTGTGCTTGTAATACTGGGAGTATAGTACTAAATCTACCAATGGTCTGTAGTAACATACTAACTACCATATCCACTAATCCCATAATATTTAATACTTCCATTAATTTTTCTACTATTGGAACAATAAATGGTGGTTGCAACATTAAAATTTTTCTAACTATTTTTATGACCTTTTGAATAATCTTTATTACTTGAATTATTTGCTTTAGTACTGGCATCAATTCCATTATTGCCGCCATAACTTCCAATAATTTTTTTATAGTTGCCTTTACTGGTGGAGTACAAACATCTTCTGGATTTATTGTTGCCCTAGCCATTATTTTATCTACTTCTGCATTTAACTTACCTAATGCTTGATTGAGTTTAC